CCTTTCTGGAGAAGAAAGAAAGCAGGCTGTTGAGTACATGATTAGAACAAAGAAGGCCCTTGAAGACAATGGGGCCATTGTTCTATTAGTAAGAGAAGGTGGTAAAGAACTATGATAGAGTTAATTTCATTTGTATTTTTTATATTTTTATTTTTTGCTTTAATTATAAACAATGTTAGATTTAAAATTAAAACTGTATCAATGTCTAAAGAACTAATTCAATCACACATAGATAAAACAGTTCTGGCTGAAAAACTTTTTGAAGCATCTGCAAGAAATTTACTTAAGAAAGAAACAGAGTCGGATGCATTTTTAAAATTTGTTTCAGATTCTCGTGATTGGGCATACCAATATATAGATGATGTTCAAGAAGGTTTAAATAAATTTATTATTGATATTGAGCCAGAGATTGCATATTTTGATGAGTATGGAGAAGTAGGGTCAGCCTATCCGCACTACCACTCAATGAAGAAAATTTCAGGGGCATACAAAGAACTAAAGAAACTACTACCAGAAGACTATGATAGAATAGAGTAGTGATAGTTCTTAAATCAATTAAAAATCTTAACATGTTTATGTGTGAAGAAGAGTTATGCCAAGATGAGAGCACTCAAGTTTGGGCAAACTCAGAAAGCAGAATTGTAGACTTGTGCGATTTTCACTATAGTCAGGCAACGGCATGAATTTTTATTATTTTGGTGGAGTTATTGGTGAAGAAGGATCAGTTAAGTCTCCTTCAAATTTAGAGCAACATCATTTCTCTGGTGTAATGTTTACACATGACATTCCTCAAGGAGATATATTTGTAAAAGCAGCACTTGATATAAAAACAACTAAGAGCATTAAGTATTTGATTGCTATAAGACCATATACAATATCTCCACAGTACTTGTATATGATCAATGATTCTTTAAATAAGATAGATAAGAATAGAATTCAAATAAATTTTATTACAGGATACACAAAGGACCACGAAAACAGTTTTAATGGAATCGTTGGAAACGTAAACGACCAGTCAGACAAGGTTGCTAAAAGAAAATATATGACTGAGTTTCTTGATTCATTAAACGATATGCAGTCAGAAAAAGATTTAAAATCACCTTTAGATTTTTTTGTAACAACTACTAATCCAAGAGTTCTTGATACGGTTAATAAATATAACAACAAAATAATACTTCCATATAGTCTGTATAAAAATAATCTTTGGTTTAAAAAATATAGTAAAACTTTAGATGTTAAAAGCAAAGAGATAATGTTGGCAATGACACCAATTATTAGAGAAACCGAGAAAGAACTTGAGGCCTTAAAAAATTATGCATTAAGACCTGTTTGGCAAGAAGGAGAAATCCCTAAAGTAGTTAATGATGTTGGATACTTTACTCACAAAAGTTTTCATGAATTTATCAAAGAATTAAAGAATGACAACATAAACTATCTTCTAATTAACGCTGTTCCTCAAGCAGAAAATGATGTGATAATTCCATTTATTAGAGATTATGTGCAATCAAAAGAGTATGCGGAGATAAACAAATAATGAAGTTTTATTATTTTGGTGGAACATTTAATGAAAATGATACACTTGAAGATACATCTACATTAGATAGTCACCACTTCGATGGAGTAATGTTTACCTATGATGCAACGCAGGGAGATATGTTTGTTAGGGTTGCCAAAGATATTAAATTAAATGAAAAGATTAAATACCTTATTGCAATACGACCTTATACAATATCTCCACAATATCTTTATGCAATAAACCAGTCTATAAATGAAATTCAAAAAGATAGACTCCAGATAAATATAATTGCAGGTTATATAAAAGACCACGAAAGTAATGTAGGGGGAATTGTTGGTGATGTAAATGACCTATCATCTTCAGTCGAAAGATCAAACTACACAATTAAATTTATTGAAAGTTTAGATGAGATATCAAAAAATAAAGATCCAAAAGAGCAGTTAGATGTCTACATTTCAACAACTAATAACTACGTGTTTGATGCAGTAAAAAAATATAAGAACAAGATTATTCTTCCATACAGCATATACAAGCGTGGATTTTGGTCAGACTGGCTAAAAGATCCTTCTTTAAAGATTGAGTTTGATAGGGGAAAAACTGAAATAATGCTGGCAATGACACCAGTTATTAGAGAGACAGAAGAAGAACTTCAATCCTTAGCACAGCATGCTATGAAGCCAGTATGGAAAAAAGGAGATGTCTCAAAGGTTGTAGAAGACGTAGAATACTTTACGCACGAAACTTTTCATGAATTTATTCAGATGCTTGAAAAAGATAATATTAATCACCTTTTAATAAATGCTGTACCAAGATCAGAATCAAAAATAATAGTATCTTTTATTAAAAAATATGTAGAGTCAAGGTATAAATAAACATGTATATAAATTGGTATCATATAAATCCAAAAGGAGAAAGACTAGACATAGTTCAATCTCCCGTAAATAGACAGTGGATGGATGATACTGCTAAAGGATATGCCTACAGATGTTTGCCAATGACTTTTGCATCACAATATGGATGGGCTGTAAAGGCACCATATGATGTTCAGGCAGTTTGGGATGGAACTGCAGAGGCATCAGGAATGAAAATTATTTGTGGTAGGTATACAGAAACTAATCATATATTTGCTGACAACGGTACTGGAAATGGTATTTTAACATTTCACATAAATGCTGTACCAAGAACACCGCCTGGATGGGGTATTTGGATTATGCCTGCACCAAATCTGGTAATTCCTGGAGCACAGCCACTTAGCGCTATTATAGAAACAGACTGGAGCCCATCATCTCCAACAATGAACTGGAAGTTTACAGATCCTGGAAGATTAGTTACTTTTAAAAAAGGAGATCCAGTATTTTTCTTTGTTCCAGTAAATAAAACAATGATTGAAGAGTTCTCCATGCAGCATTTTGGAATAGAGGATTATCCAGAAATAAAAGGACCTCTTGCAGAATTTATAAATTTTAGAGAAGATAAAAAAATAAAAAAAGAAGATGTTTTTGGCAAGCACTACATGCGTGGTCAACTTCATGATGGCTCTACTCCAAACTGGGAGCATACTCACATAACAAAGACGAAACTCTATGTAGAGGACCCAAATAAATAAAAATATAATTCTAACTGGCTATTCAGTTAGTGCTATAATTAGATTGTAGACTGTTCAATTAACTTGGACAACTACGTCTAAGTTCATATCCTAGGAGGAATAATATGACACATCATAACGAAACAAACTCACAGATCAAGGCAGCGCTTGCATCATACGGACGCTCAGTCCTTGGTGCAGCAACAGCAATGTATGCATCTGGAGTTACAGATCCACAGACACTTGCATACTCACTACTTGGAGCACTTGTGCCCGTAGTATTGAGAGCAGCCAACCCTTCAGATTTGGCATTTGGAAAGATGCCTTCAGTTGAAGAAGTTGATAAGGCAGTTAAGTCTGCAAAGGTTGTTAAGAAGACTGCTAAGAAGGCTACTGCAAAGAAGTCATCTGGCGGAGGAAAGACAACTAATCAAGTAAAGTAATCTTGATATAGACTGGCAGGCTTGTTATTTGACAGGCCTGCTTTTCTATGTTATAATATTGTTGCCTGCCCAAATGGGGGGAATTAACTTATTCGCTTGAAAGGGGAATAACATGGTAACAAAATACGCTATGGATCTATTCAATGATCCTTTTTTTATTGGCTTCAACAGAGAGTTGAGTCGCCTAAATACAGCACATAAAACAAACTCACATTCGTACCCTCCGTATGATCTTATTAAACTGGATGAAGATACATACAAGATTTCACTGGCTGTCGCTGGGTTTTCAAAGGATGATATTGATGTTTCAGTAGATAATGGAACATTAATTATCAAGGGTGAGATTGTTGAAGTGACAGATGCAGAGGTAGTTCACAAGGGAATCGCAGGAAGAAAGTTCGTAAGATCTTTTGCACTGGGAGAGTACATGGAAGTAACATCTGCAGAACTTAAGGACGGTATGCTGCATGTTAATGTGGTTCGTATTGTTCCTGAAGAAAAGAAGCCTAAATCTATTAAAATTAAGTAGTATAATAGATAACATTCCGATATAAGACTTTAAAAGGTTTTACAACGGATGCTCCTATGAGTGGAGAGTTAGCAGGAGTCGAATCTTCGTGGCTAATAGACCTGAGCAGTCGTCTATAAACTGCTCATTTCCTATGCTACAATATAGATGTCCCCACACAGGACCTTAGTGATGGATTAGTTACCCATTGGATAGAGACCGTGGCGCAAGTCAGGTGAATTGCCTGTGTGGGGCTTTAATATTGCAGGGTATAATAGAAGCAATGACTGACAAAGAGTTAGACCATTATAACAAACAGCAGTATAAAAAGATGCTTGCTAAGATAAAGGAAGACTCTGGCTGCGTAGACTGCGGAGCAAATAATCATATAATCCTTGATTTTGACCACATAAGAGACAAAAAGTACAATGTTTCAAGGATGATCCACGATGGCTTCTCGTGGAAGGCTATCAAAAAAGAGATTGAGAAATGTGAAGTGGTTTGTGCCAACTGCCATAGAATAAGAACCCACAATAGACTAAACGGCATGCTATAATTGTTGTATGCTAAAAGAAGGCGATTTCGCAATGACTGCCCACGGATCTGATGAAGAGGTCCATACTGGCCAAGTAGTACATGTTATGACAGAGGGAGTTCTTGGTGTACCAGGCGGAGAATATACTCTTGAAGCAACACCTGAAAATCCAGCAGTTTTAATTCAATTATTTGAACAGGAAGAAGATGGATTTTGGGAAGCAACAAATCTATACACAGGATGTATGATGTCGTTGCTAGTTCCTATTAGCCCATTACCACAAGAGCCAACTAAAGAAGAGATGGCGATGGCAGCATATGATGCATCAATAGGTAAGGCTGATGACTCAATGATGCCAACAAATACATATCAAGAAAAACAAGCACCATGCTGGGATGGTTATGTACAGCGTGGAATGAAGCCAGGTGATAATGGTAAGCCAGTTCCTAATTGTGTCCCAGTAGCAAAGACAGAATCAATATTTTTTTCAGCAAAAGATTACTCAAAGCAAACAAGAGTTACTAACCTATTTAAGGAATAATTATGCCAAAGAAAAAAGCATCAGCGTTTAACCCTATTCAGATTAAAGATGGATGGATTGTTAGATTATACAAAGATGGTCGTATAAAGTCAGCAGTTGCTCCGTATGAACCAAAGCACCCTAAAAAAAATAATGAAAAAATATAATAAGTTTTATTTTTTACACATTCCAAAAACGGGTGGAAGATTTTTTACAGAGTATATAATTAGGCCAATAGAAAGAACTTTAGAAGAAAATGGCATAAAGATACTTCAACTACCACAAAATGTTGACAAGCATGGTGGCTGGCATAAAGATATTGATGATAGCACATATATTGTTTCTATATTTAGAGACCCTGCAGAGTTTATGGCAAGTTTAATTGCACACATGGTTTCAGATGAAAAGGGTTTAATAGATCATGAAAATGATCAAGTAATAAATAATAAATCAACAATTTTAGATATAGATAAAGAATATTTGTTTAGCATGATGGAACAACTTAAATATTTAAAAGATTTTCAATCTCAAAACTTTATTTTGACACCAGAAGATATTAATCTTGTTACGCATTCAAGAAGAATGTATAACAAATTTGGAACATTTATAGACAAAGAGTTACTTTATGAAAGACTTGACAGAACTAATTTAATGATAAGGCATGCAGATCTAAAGTCTATGGACTATTCTATTTTGGTAGATAAGATATCAAATGATTTGGGTGTTAAGATAAACTTTGATACTTCTTTAATCGACAGAGAGCGTTATAAAAACAATAGTTCAGAATTTCTTTTTAATAAACTAAACAGTAAAGATATTGCAAAAATATATCAAAACTTTTTTACTGATAAAGAAGTATACGATAACGATCTATTGTTTTGGAATAAAAATTTTTAGGAGGGTGTGGTGTTGCAACATAGGCTATAAGTGTTTCCCGACACATACAGGCTAACCACACCCTTACTACTATTATAGCACCCCTGGCAGGAATCGAACCTGCGACAAACGGATTAGAAGTCCGCTACTCTTCCGCTGAGTTACAGAGGTATAGTACATCTGGAAGGACTTGAACCTTCGGCTCTCTGCATATAAGGCAGGTACTCTAACCAACTGAGTTACAGATGTGTAGTACACCAGGTAGGACTTGAACCTACGAATAGCCGAATTATGAGTTCGGTGCCTTAACCAACTTGGCTACTGGTGCTAGTCCTTATTTAATTAATAAACCAAAGAATGTACCAATCAAGAAGCAAAGAATTCCAACTGTCCAATGATAGTAGGTTTTCATATGTTCTTTAATGATTGCATGCTTTAGTTCGTCTGGGATTTTTTTTAGTTTATCGTAATCAATCACGATTGTCTCCAGTTCTATTTAGTTGATGTGTTTTCTAAACCAAGAAGTATTCGTTTTCTGATCTCAATCTGTTTGCGTTCAAACCTTGAAAGATAAGGCTTAGCCTGTATCCTTTTTTTATTTTTGTTTGCTCTCTTAATCTTATGCTGAGATACCTTGTCGTTTGACTTTTTCACTTTGCACCTTGATTTTCTGCTACGCTGTCACAAGGACAGATAATTGATTCTGGAAGTTCGTGAACTTTTGTTACAATAGTAATCATAGTTTCACACTCATTGCACTTGTATATTTTCTTAACTCGTTTGCTCATAAACTAATCATACCATAATCCATAGACAAGGTCAAGCCTTGTTCCCATCCCAAGTGCCAATCTTTGTTGTAGGAATGTCGTGATCTTGCCACAACTTTATTACATTTGGGTTATCATCAACAGCGTGAACAACATTCCAAAGGATGCTTATTTTATCAAGCATATCTTTCTTTGCTTCATAGTCTGGCCTGTTATCGTCGTTGGACCTCATAAACAAACCATGAGATCTAATATTATTTTTAGCAAGCCACATGGATGTTAGGCCACGATATTTTTCCTTGCGGGATGTTACAACAAGGATAGAATGTCGGTCAGCAACCGCATTATTTAACATTTCAACTACATCCAGGTTTGGCAGGGCATCTATAGAAGCCTCATGAAAGGCATCGTAG